CATGCATGATATACGATCTCGGTTTTTGAACACAAGGTCAACGGATCGAAAGGCGGGTTTACATTATAGTATACAACATTTTCAAAGTTCTCGTCGGCTCCACCATATGTCTGCTTGTAATTTGGCTTTGCTGATAAAGCAAGAATCTCGATACCCAATTCTTTTGCAGCTTTAATTGCATCTGGAGACATTCGCCATGCAGGGGGTCGGAAGATCGGTTGCATATTATCTTTTATGCCGGCCTTCTCCGCTGTATCAAACATAAGCTTAAACCTATCTAACGCCTGTGGATGATTCATGTGTTGAAACTCATCGTTATTACTTTGTCTAGGTATCCCATGAAAATGACCATGAAACCCAAGCTCAAAGTTCTTTTTTGGTAAGTTTTTAAGCTCTTTACAAAATTCTGGATGAAGATCAATCTGAAAGGGATCTGTAGTTCTTGTATCCGGTCGACCTTCTTGAGGAGGCATTGTCCTCCAATAACTTGTTGGAATAAAGAGTGTGAACTTTATATCCTCAAACTCTTCAATCAATTCATAGCACCTATCTAATACTTTCGTTGAGGAAAGTGGATGAGGTGTCACATCATCTATACTAATATTAACATTAAACATTTTCTATTATCTCCACGTATTCTTCTATAGCTTGATCTATGTTCCTATCAAATTTTATACTATTTTTTTTGAAATGTTCATAATTTTGATCAATCTTGCTTATTGCATCAAGGAGGCTCTCATTTGAATCATATTCAACACCATAGTCTTTACAGTAGTTTGCTATGCTCCCACCATTCTTGTGATACACAACAGGAAGGGCGCAAGCTAGAGCCTCTAAGACATGATTGGCACCAGCTTCTTCCTCAGAAGCGGTCAGATAGATATCATTTTTCGATATCAAGCTAGCTAAAACAGAGTTGTCGCCAGTTGGAGGGTGATATCCAGATGTCTTGAATCTTAGGTTGTCTGGTAGTCTTCCGATATAAGTAAATTTTATGTTAGTCTCGTTCTCTGCTATATAATCGTCCAAAAACTTATAATATTCGAAACCCTTCTTTGGATTCGTCGACCAGTGATGAGTCACGATTTTTAGCTCATCTGTTCTTTGAAGAGAGTGAGATCTATTTTTAAAGAATTCGTTTAGTGGGGCGTTGTCTATTACTATGCTGGGCTGGCTTATAGATTGTAAATATTCTTTAGCCCAGCGACTGGGGAAGATTATATAATCTGAAAGTTCCACTGTCTGTTTTACCAATTCAGTTAATTCTGGTTTCCCGTGCGTACCTAGATCTCCTACACGTTGGACTATCTTTGTATCCTTAAATGTACTCTTGTAATCAAGATAGGTTTGATACCATTCGCCGCGTTGGTTTGGTCGAGGATCAAAGCAAAAGATTATATCCAAATCCCTAGCAAGCTCATAAACAACTTCGTGTCCGCGCTCTTCTAATTTACTTGCTAAAGCTGACACTGTTTTGTTTCCTCCGCCCCATGGACCAGACACGGGAGTTCTATTTATATAAATTTTCATTGTATTCTTTTAGTTTAGCTTTGTATAAGTCGTGAAGTTTGGAATGCTTGGGCTCGTCTTTCAGTTGACTTTCTAGGCAAAAAGAATAAACAACTCTTAGTTGTCCATTTTCCTCTTTTGGTGGAACCGCGTGGTGAAGTCCAGAAGTATTAAATAGAGAATATGCTATATTTGAATTATTGGCAATCACAGTATTTTCTTGGTTGATTTGTGCGTGGTCAAGTTCTTTATTAGGAGTTATTCTTAAATGAGAGCCCACGCAATACATTAAACACTTTTGTTCTCTTCCGGTAAGATTAGGGTAAAATATTATTTTATATACCGGCGGGATATTGCCAGACATCTTGCCTCCATCATATAAATGAGTATCTCTGTGCCAACTCATATAGGATTGCTGTTCTTCCCCCATATAATAGCTCTGCCTAACTTGAGCTAAATAAAGATACATTTCCTGACCTAAAAGATTCTTTAGCACATGTGGCACATCAGATTCAAATAAAACATCGATTATACTCTCATCGTATTCGTGAGCATTTGGCCTTAAATCTGCAGTTGATGGATACTTCTCTTCTAGAGTGAAGCCTTTTTTAAGATTATTTTCAGAAATATCTTCCAGACACTTCATAAACTTTTTATGCGCAACTCCTTCTTTAAAATTTATACCAAGAATTCCATGGTAGTGAAATGTTACGCGATGTTGGTCGAGGGGTTCCATAATTTATCCTTTAATCTTTTCAAAAAATTCTCTAAATGGCTTGAACCCATCTGGAATTGAATATTTCATTACATTATTATATATCAACTCTAAATTTTTGTTAGCTTGCCAAGCAGATTCATAATTCTCTGGGGTGTCATACATGTTACATTCTGATAAAACTATAGGAGCTAATCCAACCTTTGTCGATATTATTGGTGTCTTTGTCAAGCCGCATTCAATAATGGATTGTGGCCCACCTTCGTGACGTGAGGAGACAATGTATAAGTCGAGACAGTTATAAAGCTTGTTTAAGGTATCAAATTCAATAAAATCAAAACTCTTATATTCAATGCCAAGTCTTCTTAAGTTTGATATAACATATTGACGGCGTGGGCCAGCAAGAGCCACAAAGAGCTTACTGTCAGCATTTTTATTGGACATGCGTTCTAAGATATCGACTAACTGGTCTGGACCTTTTTCAAGCTTTGGGCTAATCAGGTCGTGGCCCTCTGTGTCTCTCTGGAAACTTCCAACAATATAAGCATCTGTTGGTAAGCCAAGCTCTTCTCTCAACTCATTCTTGTTGTTCATTTCATACCACATATGCTGGTTTGCCCAAAAAGGTTGTATAAAAACAGGCTTGTCTGTATACTCTCTTATTTGTTCTTTTGTGGCCGCACAGGGTACATGATACCAATCAACATATCGATCTCTAAAAAGAAACTCGCCTCTTTTTTGTTCATTGAATTTCTCCGGCACAATATGATGTACGGTCAAGACTGTCTTTTTTGATTGTAGATAATTCTCTGGTATCCTATTCCATTGCCAACCTGCTAGAACCCAATTGATGTCAGCTTCATCTAAATTCTCAGTTACGATATCTGGATTGTATTCGCTCCATTCTTGTAAGAACCGATCACATATCCAATTTTCGTGCGGAGGTAAAGAAAATACTTTCATTACAACTCTCCAAGCATCTTGACAAACCTTTCAGCATATTTTTCTTGAGTATAATCTTCGGCCCATTTTTTTCCAGTATCAACGCATTCCTGCCTTATATCTTCATTATCTAAAAAATAAGTTAGTTTATCAATTATTTCTTCGTCTGTCATCCTTGTATTTATCTCGATGACAAACTTGTTAAAATTCTCTTGGTCTTCTCCCGGAATGTCGCCAGCTATTGCAGTTCCACACATCGGTACTTCAACATACTTACCATATCTTGAATTAGGTGCGCCAGTACAAGTAACTGCCATCTTAGCTTGATTGATTGTCGTAGCGAAGTCTTTGGCGTATTTGCTGGTGTAAGCATCCATATGCTCGCCGCCGGGGTGGCGTAGGATGCCACAATTGTACCCTAGACTACTCATTGCGCTGAGTATAGGAAACATACGACTACGAAGAGGGTAGTGATCTCCCAGCATAGTATGAACGCCCACTGCACCAACCAATAGGCAATCGAACGGTCTGTTAGGCAGGTTTTGATCATAGAATACTGACCCTTCAGCGCTATGCGGAATGTTAACCATCTTAGTATCAAAATCCAACGGATTCTCTTTAAAAAGCTCCTCATATTCCCTCATATCGTTTAAATGGTGACAGATAATCACATCCGGTCTACTTCCGTTGATTTCTTCGAGTGTCCACTTGTGGTCGTACATTTCATTATAGCGAATACAGGTTTTTTGTTCAACCTTGTTAAACTCTTTTAAATCAAATGGTTTGTAAGCTACAACCAAGTCTGGCTTGTCTTTTCCTTCGTAAATCTTATCAATGTTTTCCTGAACTGTCAACTTTTCATCATAATTAGGCCAGCCCGGGCCAGACCAAACAAAGTCTGTGACTTTTGCAATTGCTTCCATGGAATGAAATCGAACACGAGACATCTTGGTTATATAATATCTCTGTTGACATAAAAATAAAACCTTGTGCATTAAAGATACCTTTTTTTCAGCTTTTCATAAAAACAATTCGAAGGATACTCCTCGTCTTTACTTGCGCCGCCTCTTCGCCACATCTCATTCCAAAGGTGCACTGCATGTGTTTCTTCTTTGAAATTTAATTCTACAGATCCGTCCAAAAAGGCAGTCCATAGACATCCCGGGATTGGACAGAACCAAGCTGGTGATTTTATAAAGCTCTGCATATTGTATTTCTCAACCATTTCTTTTACAAGTTTGGGGCCTATCTCACCCCATATTAAGTCCTCTGGTTTTTTGTTCATGCAGATCTCAAATGCGTTCTTAGTTAGAATATTTCCTGCGGGAGCCTTTATAACGCAAGAACCAACATGAGTATTTCCTTCGCCGAGAGGGAGTACCTCCTCAGAACAAACGACCAGAGGATCTGCAAGATTAAACGGCTTTAAACAAATTACATCTGTGTCGACCCACCAGCCGCCTTTCTCGCTGAGAAGTTTATATCGAAAATAATTTGAAAAGCCAGAAAAGCTTTTATGGTGTTTATATTCAAAAATCATATCTTCAGATAATATTTCATTGCCATCACGGATTACTACACCGTCTGGTACATTCTCTATATCTTCATATGAATAAAGCTCGATTGGGTGGCCATTCTGCACAAAGGAAGACAAGCAAAGTCTTTCCATTGTACTTAATTTATTACCCACCCACAGCGTCTGTATCGTGTTGCTCATCAGTTCCTACCTTATTCCAAAAATTGTTGCGTACAGATTTAAGATACCCCTCTATGTCTTCTAGGTTATCTGTATCAAACCAAGCTTCGGTTGTATGTTGAACGTTCTCATTAAGGTTTAACTCACAACCCAGAAGTTTGGCTTCGATCACCAAACGAGGGCAAGTATCTGCACCTGCTGGTAAAAAGCAAAGTCCTTTTGCTTTAGCCAAGGTTTCCAATAAGTTTATATAACTCATGTTTGTTAGCTCGACAGTGTTGTGCTCATTTTTAGTACACCACTTTTTAGCCTCCTCGGAGCCTTTTACCCAAAGAGTTGATGTGGGGATTGCCCAAAAGTCCTCTTTCTTATCTTTATTCGCTTCGCGAAGTTCTTTAATTTTATCAAGCACGTTTTCATCAAAAATAGAAGATAGTACTGAACACTTGTCTTTTTCCAAATCAGCTATAGACGTTAAATGTGTATCCAATTGTTTTTGAGACATAAAGAAAACATTGTTTGCTGCCATTAAGAAAGCAGAAATTCGTTTTCCATGTGGTTCATCACCACAGGTACAATCCTTACCTTCCATAGCTTTATGTAATTCTAAGTTCCTATATTTGCAGAACTTGTAATCAAATTCAACAATATTGATATTTAAAGAATCTTTGGATTTCAAAAGCTCTTCCATAAAACCTACTTGCAATCCTGTATAGTTTCCAAAAACCCACTTTGAATCCTTATAATACTCTAAGTGCTTGTCTGAAACATTGTCGGATTTGATCTTAGTCTTTGTGCCGGTGCAAGAATTTATTAGAGATTCAAAACTCAGTTCTGCACCGCCGACATATTCATCAGTAAAGAAGTCACTTACAAAAACGTAATCGGCTGGCTCTAGTTGTAGCTTTGCACCATAACAAATTTCTGCAAACTTGCTATATAACTTTTCTGGTGCGAACTCAACGGCAACATGTTTTTTCAAAGCTTTAGCGAGCTTCTTATATTTACCGTGGTTTTTGAAAATATCTCTCAAGTTTTTTGCGTAGCTAACCTTTTGAGGGTATGCCCACATTGAGTCTTCGATCAAAACTGGATGCCACACCGCTTCTTTCTGAATTGGCTGGATAGTATAATCAACTACTGCAAAGTGCGGACGTTTCTTGATCTTCTTGGTTTTCTTGTCTTTTAATGGTGCATATAGATAATCCACATGACCCGACCAATTTACGGCCAATACAGGCAACTCATTTTGAACCGCCTCAAACATTGGAAGTCCAAAACCTTCTCCGTGCGCAAGATTAATCAAACATTTAATTTTTGGATTAGAATAAAGAGATTGCATCTCGCCATCGGACAAGTCGCCATGAAGAAGGTGAATTTTACACTTTCTCTTTCCTTTTGTGTCGTCAATTAGAGATTTGAGTCTTTTTCTCGTGAACTCACTGTCTTTAATAGAACTGTTCTTTGTGTTTAACTTCAGCACCAAGCCAACATCATCATTCTTAAACTCATCGATGAACCACCTGATTGTGTTTTCAATGTTCTTTCTTACAGACCACTGAGAAACCATTAGGAAATTGAAATCATTAGGCAGGTCCAGATCGAGAGGTTCTGATTTGATAGTTCTCGTTGCAAATCCAACTGTCTCTAAAGGAGTTGCGCAACGATAACCAGATCTTTTTTCGCCGGTAGCGTTATCGATAACCTCGTATACACTATTTTCGAAAGCTGCCTTTGTGTGATCTGAAACAGTTATGATTTTATCGACTTCATTGCACTTGCCAATCCATTCTCCAGAAATTTTAGTTGTTTCAGTACCTGCTGTGTATCCGATATTAACATCACCAACGTTTTCCCACTCTTGTGGAATAGTAACTTGAACTGCAACATCGAACTGAGGACTTTTCTGAGCGTATGATATAGTTTTGGCGACCAGACTATCCATCCACCTTCTTTCTTCATCGTCAGTTGATATCCACCCTGTTTGTCCCCAACGAAGAGGTTCAAAGTAAATGTCAAAGAACTCTTCATGAGCCCGTAATGCTCGCAAAGCAAATCTAGTTTGCTCTCCATATCCGGATCGTGTTAATCCGGGGCCTTTTACTAAAATCTTTTTTCTTTTCATGGTATTTCTATTAATCTCCAAGCTTGATAATTTTTTCTATTCTCCCAAGAACCGTGGGTTTCGTGAACCTTGGTTAGAAGTTCGTCCCATCTTTTGCCATAACTCTCAAAACCATAGTTCTTTTCGATATGGTCACGACCGCCTTGGCCCATGCCTTGTCTTTGTTCAGGCGTCATGTTATACATCTTATGAAGGGCTGCAATGAAATCTTCCTTTGAAACTCTGTCCTCATAAATCCAAGGTACGTCTTGTGAGCCAATAACAGCCCTTGATGCAGGTTCGATTCCAATACCAAACCACTCTTCTCCGTTAGTAACCTGCTCTTGCAGGCCACCTGTCATATTGACGATAATTGGAGTTCCACAACACAGAGACTCGAAAGTAGCCAAACCAAAGCCTTCTGCGTCTGAGATGTTAATCGTGCAGTCCGCCATATTATATAAGTTAGCTAAACCTTCAAGTGGGTATTTTCCTGTTGATATAGAGATCTGACCATCTAAAAGTCGCAAATCGTCTAAAATAGCGTACATATCCTGCCCGTGAGGGTCGCGAGGATCCGTGTGCATCACCATCATAGCTTTATCATGTCCAACTTCATCTAGGAACTCTTTAAACCAAAACATGATGCTTCCAGTTTGTTTACGACGTGCATTTCTGTTGTTCCAAAAGAAAATAACCTTATCTCGGTTTGCTTCTTCAAGATTTTCCACTCGAAATGCTTTCTTCTCAGCCACAGAAAAAGGCTTAAATATGTTTGTGTCAACAGAGTGTGGAAGGTAAACGCATTCCACTTCTGGAGTGACGTTGCGTACTACATCATCTGTAACTTTAGAAATTGTCGCGATAAGATCATTTGAAAGATATGAGGGCCTATTAAACATAGGATAAGGCTTGTTGTCCCAAACATGGTAATAAACCATTGGTAGGTTAGCTCTTACTTCATTTTCAATGTCCCAAAGCCAATCATAAAATCTTGGATCTGTCATGAACCACAAAATATCTGGTTTTTCATTACGTATCACTGAGCGGATTGCTTCCGGAGAGCCGTATCCATCAACTGGTACAACAACCCAATCCTCTGCTATTTTCATAGGCTCATAACTTTCGTGTTTGATTGCTCCACCAAAACTAATAATCTCGTATTTACCTGTTTCAAGCAAGGCGTCAATCATATATTTTGTTTGAGTTCCCACTCCGGATGGGGAAAGCGGGTGATCACTTAGGGTCAGAATCTTAATTTTTTTGTTCATATTTTCCTTTTATGTACAGTGTTCTGTATTATAAAACTCGCATGGACCAAACGGGCCGTGACATGCTAGTTTGTTTTTTGTATATTTTTTATTAGTTATATTATACAACGCTGCGGCCAATAGTTTAATAGCATTTTCAGTTCTTTTTTTACCACTGGTGATTTTAAATAGCTCGACATGATTTTTCTTCGCCGTTCTCTTCAATAAACCGAAGTGGACTTCAATCATATCCGGATCTATATTGTGTTTTTTTGCATAATAATGCTTATAGTATATTAACTGATATATAATCATGGGCTCTGCTCTCTTGCGAGCGTCCCAACCCCATGAACAAGTCTTCCAGTCAATAATGTGATGTTTTCCATCGCTTGTCTTTACAACTAAGTCAATAAAACCCTTAAAGTTGTATTCAGCATCTGAGAACTCTTCGATTGGGATCATAATAGGCTCTTCCGTAGAGACTACCTCATAATCATCAAAATACTCGTCCACTGCCGGCATGATGTGAGGGAGGAGGGCCTCAGCTTGAGATTTCATATCCACCGCTAGCTTCTTTCTGATATCAAGATCCTTTGGTAGACTCTTCAGTTCCTCACGAAAGCGTTCAAGAAACAACTCTTCTGGCTTTATCGATTCTTTTAAAAGCAGTTTTTCACAAACATCGTGTACGGCTGTTCCGAATGCTGTATATTCGTTTCCTTGGAACGCCACTAAACGATCAATGTAAGTAAGCTTGTGATAGAACGCGCAAGTGTTCCAGTTTTTGAGTTCGGAGAACGAGATGTGAGACATGATATACCTTATTTAAATTTTAGAAACTTTTGTAATCTTAGAATATAATTTAGGGCACATTGTTTTCACATACTGTCTATCTTTAAGAAAGTAGCTTTCAAACCCGACTGCAAAGTATTCTCTAACAGAGGTTGAAGAATATGGACTTAAAAACAAGCCTTTTGTAAGACTAGATAATACCGGATACCCAACTTGTTTATATAAGAAATCATCAAATTGCTTAGAGAAATCAACATTATTATATTCTTGATCATCTATATTATAACCTTCTTGTTTCAATAAGTCAAGCATTCTTTTCTTTTTTCCTAAAAACTCATTTACGATATCTAAGTCTTGATATAAGCCTAGCTTGTATAGGGATTCCACAGAGTGAGCGATTTCATGAACGATGTCATCAATCATATCGTCTTCATCATCTTGAAAATTAGTGACATATATCGTGCCACTTTTGTATAAAGCATTAAGATTTCTTTTGTCAAAGTCTTCTAGATGCTCGACATATATTGAATCAATGCCGTAAACTAAGTGCTCTGGTATTGAGTTCTCTATTGTGTGAAGAACTTTTCTAATATCAACATTCTCAGGAAGCGCATCAACAATAGAAACTAACACTGTTCCGTGAAGGGTGTGTTCTTTACTATCTTTTAAGCTTCGATTATGTGATTCAAGTAAGAAGTTCTCAATATTACTTCTGTTCTTCACTTTGGGTTCCCGCTGGGGTTCTTTGAAGAATATTTTGGAGATCGGCTGGATATCCGCTGTCTACATCATGCAGAGCTTGCTGGTAGCCTCTCAGGAAATTCTCTTCCGCGACGGCCAATACAAACTCAGGAAACTCTTTTGCTAAAGTTTCCACAATCATATGTACCGTAATGTTGTCATCTTCTGGATTATGTTGCTCACCTACGTAATTCACCAACATTTCCTTAAGATTGTTCTCAGGTTCTACAACCTCTTCAAGAGTTGTTGTCGTGTCGAGATCGTTCTCTTCAAATTTAATATCTGCCATTTTTTATCCTTATAATACTTTTGCAGCTAGTGTCGCAACTTTTGAACGCTCACCTTTTCTAAGAGTGATGTGACCGGCTAAATCATATTCCTTGAACTTTTCAACAATATATGTCAGACCATTTGAAGTCTCATCTACATACACATTATCAATTTGTTCGATATCGCCAGTAAAAACGATCTTGGTTCCTTCACCAACTCTTGTAAGTATAGTCTTTATTTCATGTTTTGTTAACTGTTGAGCTTCGTCAATAATTAAAAAAGTATTTGCAATAGAACGACCTCGAATATAAGTCAAAGCTTCAACTTCAATAGTGCCGTTATCAATATAAAGATCTAATGTTCTCTTATCGCTCATAAGGAATTCTAAGTTATCTTGCATAGGCATAAGCCATGGTGCCATCTTCTCTTCCATTGTTCCCGGAAGATATCCAAGATCTTTACCCATTGGTTGAATTGGTCGAGAAACAATAATTTTTTTATAATTTTGGTGATCGTTTTCTAAAACTTGCTCAAGGCCGGCTGCGATAGACAACAAGGTCTTTCCACTACCAGCTTTACCAACCAAGCTAACCACTTGGATTTCTGGATTCATAAGGCAGTCTATTGCGAAAGCTTGTTCTTTGTTTCTAGAACGTACTCCCCAAACAGAATCATAATTAACAATCTTTTCTAATGGGTTTTCATATCCTAAAAACTTTGCAATGGCAGTTTTGTTGTTATTGGAGTTTGACACCATCATTATAAGTTGATTTGGGTGAGCTAATAACTCTTCTTCTGTAACGTCTATATCTTCGCCGTTATAGAAGCGATCAATTACCTGATCGTCGACCAAAAGCTCGGCATAGCCAGAATAAAGGTGCTCGCTATCCCTTACAACCTGATCTACAACAAAGTCTTCAGATGGTAAATCAAGAGCATCGCACTTGATACGCATGTTGATGTCTCGGGTAACAACAATAATTTGTTTCTTTGGATTATCTCTTTTCTCTGCTAAAGCCGTTGAGATAATTGTGTTGTCCGCATCGCTTTTATCCAACTCTTGTGGTAATACCGACAAGTTTTGAGGACGAGCATAAACAAGACCCCTGCCTTTATCAATACGTACGCCTTTTTTCAGACTACCCTTTGCTCGAAGCTCGTCTAACGTGCGGATAATATGGCGTGCATTCAAGCCAACGCTATCTTGGCGTTTTTTGTGTTTATCTATTTCTTCTAATACTTTTAAAGGAATTAGAATATCGTTATTGCCGAACGAGCTTATCGCAGTTGCATCGGTCAAGTAAACATTTGTATCTAGAACATAAGTTTTTTTAGGCATAATTCACCTTGGTTTATACTCTAATTAGAACAAAAAACAGTATTCTACTTGCAATAAGAACCTGAATCTTTTACGATTGGTTCGTATACGGTTTCTACTTTCCCTTCTGAGTTGTAGACAACTACATTCATCATGTAAGCTCTGTTCTCGTTTTCTTCCTTATCAAAACCAAAGGGCATATAGAAATGATTGCGATGGTTTTCGTGATCGTTTGTAACTATTTCAAGCGCGATGGCTTCTTTGGTGGCGCTGGCTTGTGAAGCACAAGAGCAAAAAGAACAAACTGCGGCGGAAGCGAGCAGTGTTGTTGTAGCGAACAAAGTGACTGAATATTTAATAAAATTAAGCATGATACCTCTCATCTCATGAGGGTATATAGTCTTTTATTTTCGATTAATCCTATTCTTTTCTAGTTAAATAAAGGAGGGTTCGTAATGTTCAGAGTTTTTTGTAAGTTTTTTGTTATACTTTTTCTTTTCACCGCTTGTGGTGCAGCTACGGCTTGTAACCACGCGCCATGGGGAGAGGATAGTGATGTAGGGGGCGTTCTGCCGAGAACATCATTTGTTAAGATAGAGAAGATTATAGAGGTAAAAATTTGTGATCCTACGGACCCCAAGGACTGCTTTACCAAAGCAATGGTATCTTCCGGTTCTGGATTCGTAATCAAAAACGATAATGATGGTTCTTATATCTTTACCGCAGGTCATGTTTGTGATGATAGTGATATAATCGCTAGATTTAAAGATGCTGGTGCGATAGTCACGAAACAAGAGTTCATCGTTATGGATATTAATAAAAATAGATTTAAGGCTAAGACAATAGCATTCACAATGTGTGAAGATATGTGCGTAGCATATGCACCCGGCTTTTATCGTCCTCCTGTTAAGGTAGCTCAACTTTCTCCTCAACAAGGAGATGGTGCTTTAAATCTAGCAGCACCTCTTGGCGTGTTCGATGATGAGATGATTCCTATCTTACATGGACATTATAGTGGTATAGCTTACGGCGGGAAAGCAATTTACACAATCCCAGCTATTGGTGGAAGTTCAGGTTCAGGAATCTTTAACAAAAATGGAGAGCTTATCGGTATGATCCACTCTGCTCACATTAGATTCCCTTTTCTTTCTCTTTCTCCAACTCACAGAGAGATTGTTGATTACATCTTAGAGCATGCCAACAGAAAAGCTTTGTTGCAAAAGTTAATGAATAACTAAACGATCTCGTCGACTAGTCCGTATTCTAAACAAGTCTCTGCATCGAACCAGACATCTCTTTTGAGAATCTCGCGAAGCTTCTTCTTTGGAATCTTTGTGTGTTTATCATAAAGACCTTTAATAACCTCCATGATAAGATCGTTGTTTTGCATTTGATCTTTCTGCTCTTCATACTTTCCCCACATTCCTGAAGAAAGTTGGTGAATTAGCATGAAAGAGTTCTTTCGAATTGCTCTTCTAGTTCCGACGATGCTCATAAGGGTGGCTGCGGAGGCCGCACAACCCTCTACAAGCGTACAAACAGGCACATTTGATGCTTGGATGGTGTCAACGGCAGAAAGGCCGGCAAACACGCTTCCTCCAAAGCTATTAATGTGAAGGTAAATGTTTCCGGGCACTTTTGTTTTCAAAAGGTTCGTTTGGTTAACAAGGTTGGTTCCTAAACTATTAATATTCTTGTTTAATTCCAAAATCTTCGGTCGACTAACCTCTGAATAAAAATAGATGGTGTTGTTAACAACGTCAACAATATGATCTTTGTCTCTTGTCACATTTGTGGGTGATGTGGTATGAGCAGATAGCGGTGGGGGCGTCGGGGTAACCTTTCTACGTCCCGCTGCCCAAAAATAATCTTCGTCCAAAATTAACTCCTTAGTTTATTGTAGTAAAAGCAGTATTGCTAACAATATGCTTGATAGTAGGTATGTATAGAAATAGAATTTATCTAATTTCCTATCAAAACATTTCATTGCGTGCTTTTTTAAGAATACCATTCCCACAAGAAGTGGCAGGGCCATGGCCATATTGTTGCTAGCTATACAAAGAAGTAAAGCAGACGCAATCAGTATTGTTATAATTGCTTCTAGTTCTGCCGGTAAGCATGGTTTCTCATTTTTCATATTATTAGTATACACTAATTTCAGAACAAGTTAAGAAGAAAACTTCACACATGAGGCTCTGTTACTTTTTTTACGAGAAACATCTTCCAGTCTGGATGAAGAATTTTTGATGGATACAATCCATAATATAAATCATACAGCGGCTTAGCTGGTTTGCTTAAAAGCTTCATATCGATCTGAGATAATAGATTGTTGTTTTTTTTGTTATTACATTTATAACAAGCTGTCACACAATTCTCATAAGTCGTCTCTCCGCCTTTTGAAACTGGTATAATGTGGTCGATTGTTGTGTTTTTCTTTGAGGGAGACTTACCGCAGTATTGGCATGTGTAATTGTCCCTACGTTTGACCATTGCTTTTGAAAAGTTAACTTTCTTTCGGAAATAGTGAACTCGGGTTTTCAGTCTTAAGGTCGATGGAAGAGAGATAGTGCCATCGATTGACCTGATCACCATATCTTCCCATTCGGATACAATATCTACTTTTCCTCGGTACATCAATTTTAAGGCTCGGCTCCAATTTACAAACCGGAGCGCACGATAATCAGAATTTAAAAGTAGTATTTTCCGATCATCTATCATATTCAGTAATTATACCATAAATTACCAAGCTTTACAGGACCAATATCTAGCCTTCCATTTTGGACCCGGATTGTCACAATTGTGTCGTGCTCTAAAAGACTTACGTCGTTTTGGGTTTGATTTCTTGATTCTCATATTTGGATCACCAAAATTAACCTTAACGACATTACCTTTTGCGTTTTTTACATAAACCTTAGATTTCTTTACATCGCCTCTCATTGGCTTATTTAAAGTAACCTTTCGGCCTTGATATTCTGCTTCTTCGATTACATCATCCCAAAATTCAAGGTCTTCTGCAACTGAGCCGTCCTCATAAGTTGCGTCTGTGATGTGATAATACTCTTCTTCTAAACCCATCTTCTCTTCTCTGCGATCAGATAAAGAGCTTGCAGCTTGCATTAAAAGATTCTCGTAAGCCTCTTGTTGAACAGGGCTTAATGTGTTGTGAGTTTGTGATAGACTCTGGGCTGTTTCACGAATCATGTTGTTAAATGCCGTAGCTTCATCTTCTGGTGTTGTTTCTGATAAGCTATTTTTTAACTCTTCGCGGATTAATTCTCTAATTCTTGCTTTGGTGATTTTCATTTCTTTTTACCCCACTTCTTTCCTTTGCCTTTTGAATCGCAGGCTGCTGGTGTTGGCCGGCAGGAAGGATATTTTGCTCTCTTTTCGCCTTCTTTTCTCCCACAAGATTTACAAGTCTTTTTTCCTGTTTTCTTGTCTTTTCGACAAGTGTTACAATCCACCCATCCTTTTGACTTGCCTTTTCCGCCTTGTCGAGAGAACCATTTATGAAGACCCTCTTTCTCTTTTAAAAAAGATTCAAGTTCTTCTTCGATGATTTCTCTAAGTCGACTTTCGCTAACGCCTTTCCAAATTTTACCTTGTCGACACCTCACAACTGCTCCTGAAGCATATGCGGATGGCCAAACATCATACTTACGTTTTGCAATACGAGTGCATCGGTCGTCTTTCTTTTCTTCTAGATCAATACCCAGTTCTTCTGCGTCTTCTTCTCTGTCCTCGCGACTGGAAGCTTGATATTGTTCGTCTTCTTCTTGAAGACCACTAGTGTTTTTCTCTTGCCACTCGTTTGACGTCTTGTCCTCGGAGATAGGACCGCCGGCTGCCCAAGTATAACATGATCTTGCTGAGTGGCATTTAAAGTGATGCATCCAGCAGTAACCAAGCTTTCCTTCTGCGTCCTCAATTGGTTCAGACACTGGTCCCGGAAGGCACTCAAGCATTCTGGGAGATATATCAAAAGCGATACAATTACCGCAACGAGATTTCTTTGCAACCTCTGGATCAGTATTCCAATGTTCGGCTGCATTTGTCCAATATTCTTGATCATCTAAGTTCAAAGGACCATACTGAATATGTTCGGCCTGAATTGCAGCGTCTCTGTTCTTTGTATTGAGTTCTAAGTCTTGTGTGGCCGGGGGGCAGGGAAGCTTTCCTGATTGTTCCACTACTTTTCGCCAACTTTCGAGTAACTTCTTCATAACTTTAAGTAGTTCAAACTACTTGATAATTCTTTTCAACTCTGTTTTTTTCCAGCAAAAGATCTTTCATTTTGAATAGTCCGATCTCTTTGTGTTTGCATTCGAGCATAACATCGACATCGTGGCCGAACGTATTAACAGGAAGCCAGTACGAATCAGAATGAGCATTAGGGCGAATTTTTGGATCGTTTTGTTCATCAGGTCTAGATTGTGAATAGTGTACTACGGGCTTGACGTCGCCCCAAGTCTTGACAGCTAAAGACAAAGCTTCTTTGTTAGTCAAATCGCCAGTGCAAAATAAATGATGATGAAGATCATGCACAACGGGAATTCCGATGCGCGTATATACATCTTCGCAAAGTTCACGAGTTGAATAGAGAGAGGCTTTGTCGTCGTTCTCAACAGTCAACCTAGATTGGACTGCTGGGGATAGACGTTCAAAGTTGCGACAAAAGTTGTCGACAGCCATAGGCTTATCATTATAATGCGCTCCGACATGAATGTTAAGCTTGTTGAACGGTGTACGGGACAAACCAAGCATGTCAAAGACCTCTCCGTGTGTTTCTAAGTCTTTGATAGTATTGATTACAACCCGCTCGGAAGGGGAAGTAAGTTTGTTGAATGGACCGGGATGACTAGTGATACGATGGCCGTGGTCTTCGATATAATCGCCGGCGTCTTGAAGTACACCACAGATCTCTTCATAATCTGGAAGATCTGACAATCTGTATTCTGACGACCATGGAAACAGATCCGAGGATATCCTGAAGAACCGAATGTTACGACGCTCATTCCACTGAAGGATCTTAATAAGATCTTTGCAGTTGGCTAAAGCTAGCTCAGAGGCGTATTTAAGCCCTCTGGCTTTGAAGGTACGCTTGATCATTGAGCGATTGGTAGTAACGCGCTTGGCTTTGGGCGCATTGGATAGTTCCATGTTGATACATGCATAGCCTAAGTTATGTTCTTTCATAGTAATACTCTATCAGTTTAGAAGTTAAAAGTCAAGTTATTTTTCAGATTGGTAAAAGAGTGAGAGATATATCGATATACTGAGACAAGTTGTCCAAAAAAGTATCTCGTCTGCGTTCATTCGCATTTACCCCTTATATAACTAGGAGCCTCCTATAGGATTCGAACCTACGACCTGATGATTACAAATCAACTGCTCTACCAACTGAGCTAAGGAGGCTTGGTTTAAATTGTTCTTCGGTGTAAGTCTAAAAATGGAGAAGGCGAGGGTGCCGAAAGAATTTGTTGTGCTACCTTCTCTACAATTTCGGCCCTAGAATCCTTGTTATCTCTTTCTTGATCCCATGGTACCTCGATAATATTGACTCCTTGATTTCTTAAGACATTAATCATATTGACATTCTCTTCATATAAATTGTAAAGATAGCCTACATCGATTGTTGTCTCGCATTTCCTACCGGTTTCCTTCTCCATTCTTGCCTTGATTCTGTCAATAGCGACAATGGGGTTTACCATCAGATGCACACAAAAATTTGGAAGAAGCACGGTGGAAGTCATTGAGTGATATATGTTTCTATAAGTCTCAAACTCGTTTTCACTCATAGAGCCGTTCTTAATCTGAAGTCTGGCAAAGGCTGTATCTCCAAAATAAGATCGATCCAGCACAGCATTGCCGTTTCCGTTGATCGAGTGCCACTGCGCATTTAAGTGCATCTTATACCGAGCTTGAAGAAGATGAACCTGCATCGTAAACGCCCATCGGCTTTGATTTTCATAAAAGGAGGATAGATAAGGGTTGGCGTTATCTTTCTCGTCAGGTTCAAGGAGCAACAACGTGTCCTCCCCAAGTGCTTGACTTAATTCTTTAGAGAAGGTGCTTTTACCCGCTCCGATGATTCCTTCGACAATAGTAACCTTTCCACAATTCATTTTTTTCCTTTTAATTTAAATGAGTAGCACCCTCTATTGGATTCGAACCAATGACCTACGGATTAGAAGTCCGTTGCTCTATCCAACTGAGCTAAGAGGGCATGCTACTATACTAACACACCTACACAGCATTTGTCAAGTATCTTCTTAACAGGAACAGGCCCCACAATAGCAAGGAGCATTGGGGCATTTAAGTTCTTTATCTTGTATATACTGTTCAATAGTATAAGGATGATCAACCGCATTTCGGTTGTGACCACATACTAAGCGCCACCAAGCATTGAAGGTTTCCTTGTGGCATTTATTTTTGATTATATGATAAAGAGGACTTTGATTTCTTGGATCAACAAAGCTTTTGTAGATTTCTGCGGCTTTTTGAATTTCCTTATTGGTTAATTTAGGTTTAGCTTCTTCCCATGGGTTAGGTGCTGACCGCACCTCATCAAACCAATCAGTTACCTTGTTGTTCTTCATTCTTAAGTTTCCTCGATTTTACAACAAACTTATCATTCTCGCGTCTTCTGACTTTAGCTTGATGAGTACCTTCTGTAATGATTCTCGTGCGTTCACTATCAGCTTCTTCAAACGAAACAAATTTACGACTGACCGTCCATGGACGACCTTGCTTCCTTACTTCTGGTTCTGCTTCTACTTCCATTCTAAGCCACTCATTGACATGATTGCAATAAGGCCGGGAAGACCTTCCTTTATATATACTCCAGAAAAGAGAGTCTTTGTTCTACCACCGACATATGCAGTCGCAGCGTCGATATGTTTACTAATTTCTGGATCATTTGCCATTTCTGGTGTGATTACAAAAAGAATCGAGCCAGTATCTGGCTTTCCTCGTGGCACTGGACAAGGAGAACGCTTAATACAGTTCTGGAATATCGAAGCCCCAAGATTTGAGTCTGAGGGGTCTGTGACCAAAGTTGTACCAAGTATCATTCTCTTCTTTGTCATAAGACATTTCTCAAGATCTTTCGAATCAAACGTCTGAATTGGAGAAGTCTCAGAGGATAATTTAAAAACTTGAGCTAGCATCTTAGCAAAAGCGGTGTTCGCTGCGGGATAAAGATTGAGCATGCCAACTTTACCTCTGAGCATTTGAACTTGCTTTTCATTACTAAGAGCGATGTGAGGGAGTGCAGAAACGTCCTTAAGCAATGAATTTGCATTTTCATTAATTGTATCGTTAAGTGATTCTTGTGCGGTCGGAACTGTTACTACATAAACAACAGTGCCTGTTGCTTGTACTGATTTAAGATATCTTGCGAAGACATCCTTTAATGCTCCAGAAGCAGAACCGGTACCACCGCCGCCTCCGGCCAGAACGAAAAGCCAATCAACCTTTCCAAGTTTTGTGCGCAATGCATCCTCAACTACAGTTCCATTGTCTTTAAGAACTTTCTTTCCAAAGTTAACATCCTTACCAACACCATCTGAATCAGGAATCAACACAAGGTGCTGAGCTTCTACGCCTTCAGGTTGGTCTTTCTCTGTGGTATTAACCAACAGAGTCTTGCTAAATCCAATATCGATAAAAGCTTTTGCAAGCTTCCCGCCTCCGCCTCCAATGCCGACGAAGCCAACATTTAAAGCTGATATAGCTGTATTTTCAGGTAATAAATCACCACCGGTCTGCTCAACCTCTGCACCGTAATGATCTACGAAATCAAAATCACTCATTTTTTCTTTTCTCCATATAAAAAGCGCTGAACAGCCCAAACCCTCTGTCAGCAAAGTCCACCCTTAGGGTTCAATTCACTAATAATAACCTATTTTTAAAATTAATTTAAGTATATATCTATGAGTTGGCTTTTCTCTCGCTCCAAAGCCATACTAGCCTCTCTTCACATTTCGCATTACAATAGCTGGATTTCGTTAGAGACAATGAAAACCGACATTTGAAGGATACTCATAGAAAGATGTCCAACGACT